AGACAAGGTACTACGGAACATATCCCTGTTCTCTTCCGTATCTGTAGTCAACGTACCCTGTAATCCAGGATGTACAAAATGCCAGTAAAGATCTAATGCCAAAGAGATGGTAGTTATCCCTAACTGTCTACCCTTTAATATCACAAAGAAATGAATATCATCCTGTAGACCCTTAGCTATCTCATCCATAATATATGTCTGAGTACCTAATAACCTATCCATCTTCCTGAGACCATGTTCTTTAGTCTCAATCTTCAACTCACTACAGAATTTATAGAATTGCGCTAGATTAAACATTACGCTGCTTCCCAAAGCAATTTCTGTCCACGCAGAAGTTCGTCAGTATCAATCCGTGGCCTGCTCTTGCAGTTCCAGTTGCCACCTCCCCGCTCTCCAACGCAAGTCCAACCAGACGCCTTCAGGCTGGCTCCACCTTCGTCTGGCAAGGTGTAGGTGATCAGCCTTCTGTACCCCAAAGCCTTGGCCGCTCTCCAAACCGCACCATACAGCATAGAACAAGCATTCTTGGTTCCATCTGTACAACAACGATTCACTTCCAAAACCCAACCATTATCTAACATTCTAGATACTGGTCTACCAACTATTGCTACACCTACAACTTTATCTTCTTCACTTACTGCAATAGAAAACTTATGTCCAACCACAGGCTTATGATGCCTGTGATGTATTTGAACAAAAGCATTAGCCTCCTCTAAAGATATTGGAGTGATGGATAACATAGGATGACATGAATTTTTCTTGGGGGGGAGAACCGTTGGGTGCACGCACACACGGGGGTCAAGACCCACCTCATCGGGCCGGGGGATTGTCGGATGGTAGCACGGGTTGATCGGTGGAGCCCCATCCCAGGTCGATGCAGCGTGCGAGCGTAGGGCATGGATCGGATAGAAGGGTAGAGCGTAGAGCGTGACGGATGGAGGTAGGGAAGCCCAGTCCCTTGTCGGGAAAGAAGTGGCATCCTCAGTGCCAATACCCTAGTGAGGTGTCTGGGTAGATCTATAGACCACTACCCTACTTACCTATATACATATATAGGACACTGTACAGGTAGGACAGGTGGAGTACTGTACATCTGTACATTAGGGAAAGTACCTATAAAAAAAAAGAGATTATCTGTTGACAGAACATAATCGGTGGGTTAATATGATCTCACTGTCTTAGATCTAGACAGATTATCTTATAGAGGAAACATCATGCACCAAGTTACAGCAATCTTCCAGGATTCAGAAATCGGTTACGGTGAAGCAGAGGGTCTACAGTACGCTATCGAAGAGTGTCTTGAGAGTATCCCTCGGATCTTCAATTATGGCGCAGCTCCTGAAGAGATCGATCTGCTTTTCATCTATCCTAACGGTAAGAAATGCAAGACTAACCTTCAGGATCATCTAGATCTTGCCTACACTCTGAAGTTTGTAGGATAAACGCGAAACCCTCGCAAGAGGGTCTACCGGTTAGACCGGTACTGATGAGCGTATTAAATCTAATCATATCGAGAGGTGTACAGTGAACGGTTACGAAAAGATCACAGAGTCGATCATTGCTGAACTTGAGAACGGGGCAGCACCTTGGGTCAAGCCTTGGAAGGCTGACAGCACGGCAGCGAAGAACATCGTATCTGGGAAAGCCTATCAGGGCATTAACCGGCTAGTGCTTGGCATGGGTTCGATGATGCCTGGATATACGCCGTATTGGGCGAGCTACAAACAATGGGCAGAACGTGGTGCTCAGGTTCGGAAAGGTGAGAAGGGCACGCAGATCGTTTTCTTTTCGCCGGTTACGAAAGAGCAGGCAAACGCGGCGGGAGAGTTGGAAGAAAAACAGTTTGCCGTGTTGCGTCTCTACACTGTTTTCAACTCTGCTCAGTGCGAAGGTGCGGAAGTGCCTACTGTTGCTGTTTCGGGATCGTTTGATCCTATCCAGGCAGCAGAGCGGCGCATCGTTAAGACGGGAGCAGTGATCAGACACGGTGGTGATGCTGCGTTTTACTCACCTTCTCACGATGCGATCCAGATGCCGCATAAAGTGTCTTTCAACTCTCCTGAGAGTTACTATTGCACGGCATTCCATGAGCTGGGTCACTGGACGGGAGCGAAGCATCGGTTAGAGCGTGAGTTCGGCGGTAAGTTCGGCAATCCTGCTTATGCTTTCGAGGAACTGGTCGCAGAGTTGACGGCAGCGTTTTTGTGTCAGGAGCACGGGATCGCAGGCGAGTTGCGCCACGCTGGTTATATCGGGAGCTGGCTTAAGGCCTGCCGTGATGATGCAAAGGCGATCTTTAAGGCGGCAGCGTTGGCACAAAAGGCGGCAGACTACATCCTGAGTCTTGACGCTGAACTAGCTATCGCGGCATAACTTGACAAGGCAAGGCAGGGGAGACTCTGCCTTACATCTCATCTAATCTAAGGGGTACACAATGAATCGCAGATTTCAAGTTCAAGTTGAGAATAAAGCAACTCAAGATTTCGACACGGCAGACGAAGCACTCAGGTGGGCTATGGGTAACGTTTACCTCTCACCTAACGCTATGATCCAGGGTAAAGAAGTTCTGAACGCGGGATCTGTTTACCGATACTGCTATGGGTTCTGTAGTGTCAATATAGTTCCCGTTGAGAGTTAACACTTGACGAGGTGATAATCTCACCTCATAATCTGATAATCATATCTGGTGTTTATCCATGCAACCCACCGTTGACCAGTTACTCGACCTCCTGCTTGACGGTGACCCCGTAGCCTGGGAGATATCCCTCACCCCCGACGGTCTCCAGATTGTCGGGCGGATGCAAAACGGAGAAACCCGCCTGTTGGCTGTCGTCCCTGTAGAACCTCCTGAGAGCGATCAGGATCCCTGCAGGTAGGGTAGCCTTACCTGAACCCTATTCGGCCCGTACAGGGCCATTCACAGCCCCTTTCGGGGCATCATTGGAGTGTGTGTGATGTACTACGAAGAAATCCAAGCGAAGATTGCCGATCTGCAGGCGCAGGCAATCAAGGTCAAGGCTGAGGAGAAGGCCCAGGCTATAGAAGCAGCTAGGGCAATGATCGATAGCTACGGGATCACTGCTAAGGACCTGGGACTCGACAAGGCCCCCAAGGTCAAGACCGGACCCAAACCTGGGAACAAGGTAGCCCCCAAGTATCGAGACCCGCTTACGGGTGCTACATGGTCCGGAAGGGGCAAGACCCCCAACTGGATTAACGGCGCTGACAGGTCCGTGTACGCCATCTAATCTTACCGGGGGTTGTGAGCCCCCATCTTATCTGGAGTAATCATGGGTTTAGGTCTCATATTAAAAACAATACTAGTAGCAACATTCGGTTTTTCTATCGCTGGTGCACTAGTAGGTGACGTATATCTCACTGCTGTTGGTTTAATTTCTTGCTTAGGTTGCGTCATGATGATTATGTCTATGGGTGACGAATGAAGGGCCAGTGGATACTCAAGGAGGTCTACTTTGAGGACGGGTGGCCGTCTGTCATGAGAGACCCCGTGCAATTAAAGCAGGAGCCGGTAGGTAAGTTTGCCAAATTTAATGATGGTATCTGGCGAGAAGTTACTAAAGGATCAAACGGAGTGTTTCTTTATGAAAGAGAAGAGAAATGATAATCAAGGGTAAGTTCATCAAAGACTGGGATAAGTCCCAGATCAGTACAGGATATATTCAACCCAATAGATTCCGGCTTATCACCTGGGACATGGGTAGGATACAAGGATGGTTGTTAGGTCAGAAACCATTGTCTCGTAATATTATCGAAAGGATTATAAAATGAATGATCAAGAGTTGATGCAGTACTGGAGGGCAGTTAAATCCCCCAATAGAGAGGTAGAACAGAAAGCTTTAGAGTTTGGCCGTGCCGTGTACGAGCAGGCGTACAGGGATGCCAAAGAGGAAGTGCGGCACCCTTTTTATTCAGGGCTGGCAGTAGGTCACGAAGACTGCAAACCTGCCATGCAGAAGGCCCTGAGTGCGATGGAGAGTGCTTACTACATTCTCAAGATCCAACCCGTAACCCCATCTCAAGAAGCCGACACCCTGGCTCTTGCTATCCAATCTGTTAATGATGCACTGGAGAAAATGCAATGACTGAACGTAAAGAATCCCGCAGGAAAGTATTACAACCCTGTTTCTACCTGGGACAGGCCATGTACGTCCCGCATCTATTGCAACCCGGATACTGGGTATCCTACGGTGGCAAGATCAAAACCATGCAAGAGTTAATCTTGCTAAAAGCAAAGGTGTCATATGAGCAGCTCTTCCCCCAGCCAGACCCCTACGACTGGATCAGCAAGATCAAAGTTGGGGTTTGACATGACAATCGACAAGACAACACCTAAGTGTTTCGACACTCTTAAGCAGTACAAAGGATGGGTTGCTGCGGCAAGAATGTCACAACCAACACCGACTCACTCCTACTGCGAAGACTGCACCCCTGACTTCCAGGCCAAGATGATCCGAGAGATGCGTTGCCAGTACCCAGGCACCCTGTTTCACAAAGCAGAAGGTGGATGGGTAGGCAGGAGATCTTTCGTGGAGGTTTCCAAGATCAAGCGTAGAGCCGAGATCGGTGAGCCAGACCTGATATGATCTAGTTTGTTCGTTGTGTTCTCCTCTCGGTCTGTGAGGCCGTTAAGCCCAGTCATTTGCACTGGGTTTTTTTTTGTGTTAGGGTTAACCCTGTTGTGGTCGTACGCAACTGAAAGACTCCTTACTCATGCGTCGCCTCTATACGAGGGTACGACCGGCGCAGCAGTAAGGGGTTTTTTTTTGCAGACCAGGACCGCACTCCTCGCGTTAGCGGTGGGCCTAGATGGGCCGCAGGGAAAGAAACATCGGCCTGGGAGTACCACCCCCAGCGAGCCGAGCAGCGTTCCAGAGCGACTGCACAAGTGTCGAACCTCCTGGGTGGTCTCAGGCTCGGCATGATTGAATCTGGCGTCAAGCGAACACTGGCAGTAGTCCCAAGAGTGACCCTGCGGGTGGGGTGGTTGGTCATACCACCTTGGAGGTTCTTTTGTCTGAAATCTCCAACAGCAGAACGAACAGTTGACAGACTGTTTTATCTGTGATCTAGTGTTGTCTCTCTCGTATCTTATCTATAGGTGATCTTATGAAACTCTGCATCGACTGCAAGCAGTTCATCCCAGCACGGGATGACCCCAAGCATCTCATGGCCAAGTGTGGTGCTGACTACAGCATCAACCCTGTCTCTGGTGACAAGACCTTCCGCTACGCTTTCGAGCAGCGTGTCTACTCCACTGGCACTTGTCAGCCTGAGGCTCTCCTCTTCATCCCTAAAACCCTAGAGGTCTGCAATGGATGACTTCGCACCTGAAGTTCGCAACAGTGCTTGGTGGTCCGGAGATAGCCGCATGGCTGCTAACGGTCGAGCTGCTGAAGCTATCCTCATCAAACAAGGAAAACTAGAAAGAGAAGAGATCTCTCATCTAGAGAATGTGAAGATGGGTCACGTCATGCAGCCGGTCATCGGCAGGCTGGCACAGGACAGACTCCAGATGGAGCTCAAGGATGCTGACTATGCAATGACTCATTTTCGGGAACCTTGGTTGCGTTCTCACTTTGACTTCATCTCTGCTGACGGGACTGTCCTGGTGGAGGCCAAGAACTATGGTTCACACCAGTCTAAGAAGTTCGATGAAGAGATCGGACTAATGCCGGATGCTGATCGCATCCAGTGCATCCATGAAGCAACAGTTCACGGGATCTCAACTGTCTACTTGGCAGTCCTGCTGGGTGGGCAGGAGCTGAAGGTCATCAAGGTAGATGTCACTCCTGAGATGATGTTGGAGCACGTTCAGTGGTGCGCCAAGTGGTGGGGGTTTGTAGCCAGTGACACTCAGCCAGACCCTGAGACTGTCGAGCAATGCAAGATGTCCTGGCCGGTCTCAGAGAGCCTATACGCTCTTGCCAACGCTGATCTGGAAACCTACTGTGGTCAACTGGCTCTTGCCAGCAGGCAGCGTAAGGACCTTGAAGACTACGAGGAGAGCCTGAAACTTAAGATCATGAACTTCATGAACAGCCGGGACGTTCTCGCCACTATGGACGGCAATGTGCTGGCTACTTGGAAGTCTGCGAAAGGATCAAAGAAGTTTGATGCCAAGGCATTCCAGAATGCCTACCCTCAAATGTACGATCAGTTTGTCCGGGAAGTTCCCGGATCACGAAGGTTCCTAATCAAATGAATGAAGAAGTGAACGACGATGATGTATGGCATCTGTATCGCGCTCTTGCGATGGCTGCTTTTATAATTAAGAGGGAGAATCCTTATCATCATCAAAGCAAACAGATGATTAAGGACTCTGCTTCAGAATATGCCAATCTTATGTGTGAAGGATTAAATGATGAGCAACCTAATACCCGTTAATGACATCCAGACAATGGCTGTTGCTGTTGTCAAGTCCGGCCTCTTTGGCATGAAGACAGTCGAGCAGGCAACTGCTCTCATGCTGATCGCCCAGGCAGAGGGCTATCACCCTGCTCTCGCAGCACGTGACTATCACATCATCCAGGGCCGTCCAACCCTCAAAGCTGAGACCATGATGGCGCGGTTCCAGCAGCAGGGCGGCAAGGTCGAGTGGAAGACTCTGACCGATAAGGAAGTGACCGCTACCTTCTCCCATCCTTCCGGTGGATCTGCGACGATCACCTGGACGTTTGAGCAGGCTAAGCAGGCCGGTCTGACTGGCAAAGACAATTGGAAGAACTACCCTCGTGCGATGTTGCGTGCACGGGTTGTCTCAGAAGGTATCAGGACGGTCTTCCCCGGTGTCGTGCTGGGCGTCTATACGCCTGAGGAGGTGCAGGACATACCCAACCCTCCACAGAGCCGTGATATGGGGGCGGCGGTCGTTCTAGACCCTGTTGAGGAGGAAAAGGTAGACCATCCCTTTTCTCTCTTTCTGTCAGATGGCAGTGTCTACAAAGGCTACCCAGATTTCTCCGAGTACCTGGAAGGCATTAGGTCTATGGTTGCGAAGATAACTAACTCCAGCAAGTTCACCGAAGAAGAGAAGAAGCAGAAGATCACCAGTCTGCTGACTGCCAACAGCAAGCAGATAGAAGCTCTGCCTGCTCTTGCCAAGATCCAGTTGAAAGGTGCGCTTATCGGGGAGGGATCGAACCTCCCAAACGCAATAAGGGAACCGTCGTCAGACCCGGAGACATCAGAGGATCTGTGAGCGGTTTCCATCGTATAGGTCAGATTAACATTAGAGGTTTTAATGAGTTACGGCAAAAGCGAATATCCAGTGACCCCCGGCAAGGCAACTCTTTTCTCGAAAGATCCCTCCCAAAAGAAGAATCCTAATTCTCCTGACTGGGATGGTGATTTAGTTCTAACTAGATCATATACTGAGGGTCAAACCCTCAAGCTATCTATCTGGAAGAGTATGGCAAAGAATGGGAAAGAGTACTTCACCATTAAAGAAAATACTTACTTCAAAGACAAAGAGCTTGCAGATAATGCTCCCAAGGAAGTTCAGACTCAGTACAAACCTTATGGTGGGACATTCAAGAAGAATGTTGATGATGATAGTGACGTGCCTTTCTGATGACTCCCACCCAGAGGTCTTTAGAATACCTGCGTGAGCAAGGTTATCTCTGCGCCATAGTCGAGAAGTGGAACCCTCACGCTCGCATACGGCAAGATCTCTGGGGTTGGTGTGACATCCTGGCTATTCGTAAGGGTGAGGTTCTGGCAGTCCAGGTCACTGCATCTGGGGTGTCAGACCGTATCAAGAAGATCACCTCATCTGAAACCATTGGGCCTGTTAGAGAGGCTGGTATCAGAGTGGAAGTACACGGTTGGCGGAAGAACTCCGCTGGTAAATATGTAATGAGAATTGAGGATATATCGTGACCAGTTTATTTGTAGCAACACCCATGTATGGGGGAATGTGCACAGGCTTCTACCTGCAATCAATGCTTGCACTAGTGAGTGTTGCCAAGCAGGCAGATATAGAAGTCTCCTGCTCTTTTATGTTCAACGAGTCGTTGATCCAGAGAGCCAGGAACGGTCTGACTCATCAGTTCTTGAAGACTGAGTGCACTCACCTAATGTTCATTGATGCTGACATCCGGTTTGATGCTAACGACATCTTGACAATGGTTGCAGCAGACAAAGACATCATCTGTGGTCTTTACCCGAAGAAGGAGATCAACTGGCAGCAGGTAGCTATCTCTGCCGCTGCTGGTGTACCAGTAGATCAGCTCAAGAACCACACTGGTGCGATGGTAGTTAACCTAGTAGGTCAAGTTGGAGATGTCATTGTCCCTGCCGCTGAACCTCTAGAGATCACTAACGGGGGCACTGGGTTCATGCTCATCAAGCGTGAAGTGTTTGAATCACTCAAACCTTTTGTAGCCACCTATCACAACGATGTGCTAGACACGGCAGGCACGTTCAAGCCTGACCTTATGCACGAATACTTTCCGGTGATGGTGGAAGACTCCAGACTACTGTCTGAAGACTTCGCATTCTGCAC